AGTAGACGCTATCAAAATGATGGAGAACTTTCATATTGTAGTTTACCAGACAGATGAAAAGGACAGCTTCTTTGTTAAGGAGATCACAGAAGACGAGTTCTTAGAACACCACAAACCACAATTAAAAGAAGGATAATCTTTGAAGCACTAAGCATATTACCAATACTATACTTAATCTGTATAGGATGGGCTATAATAATGTATATAATAGAAAGATATGGGAAAGAATAAATACATAGAAACACCAGAGAAGATGTACGAGCTATTCGAGCAGTACAAAGGAAGCCTTAAACCTAGAGAAATACAAAAGGCAACCCCAAGAGGTGTAGTGTCAGAGTTCCACAAACCACCCCTCACTATATCAGGGTTCAGAGCTTACGGTCATTCAGTAGGGCTTTCAATAGAACATTACTTCGCTAATACTGATAACTCTTACTCCGAGTATCGCACAATCTGTTCACGTATAGAAAACGAAATCAGACAGGATCAAATCGAAGGGGGAATGGTAGGACAGTACAACGCTTCAATAACTCAAAGACTAAACGGACTAACCGAGAAGCAAGATATAACATCAGACGGTCAAAGCATATCAGAGATAAACGTAAACATCAAGCGAAAGGGATTGTTTGAAGATGAAGAGTAGTGAGTTATATTTGATAGTAAGACAATTAATAGAGGCAATGCCACCTGAAGCACCTTCTAACTATAACCATATACACCTATCAAAAAACTACCTACCAAACGACCTTGAAGAAAGATTTAAAGATTACCACTTCCACTATTTCAATCACTGGTTTATAGGTGATGCGATATATTTAGGACAGAATATGTTTATGGATGAAGATTAATTTAGATGCTACCGTAGTATTTGAAGCAAACCTTAACGCATTAGAAGGGGAGAAACGCTTTATAATTAATCAAGGGGGGAGTAGGTCAAGTAAGACATATTCCCTTTGTCAGTTGTTCATATTGCATTGTCTACAGAACCCCAACGAAAGAATCAGCATAGTACGTAAGACACTACCCGCACTTCGTAATACTGTGATGGTTGACTTCTTTGAGATACTTCAGGGAATGAACCTCTACAGGAAACAGAGCCACAACAAAACCAATAACACTTACACCTTTGCTAATGGATCACAGGTGGCTTTCTTCTCAACCGATGACGAACAGAAGCTGAGAGGTAGGAAACATTCAATCGTATGGGCAAACGAAGCTAACGAATTACTACATGAAGAGTTTATGCAACTCAATATGAGATGTGAGGGAAAGTTCTTTGTAGACTTCAACCCTTCAGAGAATAGCAGTTGGATATACGACTTGCCAGAAGAAGACAGCGTAACAATAAAAAGCACTTACAGAGATAACCCGTTCTTACCTCAATCCATAATCAACCAAATTGAAGACCTAAAGAGAACAGACGAAGCACTCTACCAAATCTATGCACTAGGAGAGAAGGCAGTATCTAAACAAAACATTTATGACGGATGGGAGTTTGTAAAGAAGAAGCCTGTACGCTTTGAGAACTATGTATACGGGTTAGACTTTGGATATAACCACCCCACTGCATTAGTTAAGGTCTACTGGCACGAAAGAGATATTTATATCGAGCCTGTTATCTATCAGTCTTACCTAACCACTCCCGAACTGATTGAGAAGATGAAGCAAGAAGGGGTTGAATACAGCAGGGAGATACTAGCAGACTACGCAAGACCTGAGATAATAGCAGAACTTCAGATAGCTAACTACAACGTCTTAAACGCAACCAAAGAAGTAAAGAACGGTATTAACAACGTAAAGACCTTTAAGGTATATTGTGAAGACCACCCCGAACTCGTAAGGGAATACGACAACTACAAATGGAAGAAGGTAAAAGATCATATAACAGATGAACCCGTCAAGCTCCACGATGACGCTATGGATGCCATAAGGTATGCAGTTCAATATATCAAACAGGAATACTACACGGATAACAGCTATCTATCGTTCTAAACCTAAACGCACCTTTAACCAAATAATAGAAAAGGTAAATAATGGCTATTAACTTAATCGCAAAGGTACAGGATATAACACCCGCTTACAACCCTATTAAATTCATATACGACTCAACCAATAACGCAGAGGCAGGGTTTAAGTACATCTTTGATATTTACGAAGCAGGCGGGGGAGCTAAGATAGCAGAATATAGAGTACTACCTAATATAGACGGTTACGGAGAGGTTGACTTATCAAGGCTATTACAGAACTATGTATCTTACGACTTTGACCCTACGAGTACAACTTACTTTGACGCTACCAATTCCTATTATAAATACGATGTTAAGGTAGGAGAGGAATACGTACAGACCTACAACTACACAAGCAACCTAACACAGAACGGAACATTAGTACAAGTTAACTACGCCTCACAGCCTTTTAGCGTAGGTGATCAAGTACAGATAACACCAGACACTCCTGCAAGTAACCCAAACTTAGAAGGGTTGTTTACGGTAACAGAAGCAAACGCGAACGACTTCACGGTTAATTCTCTATGGTCTGAGATTGGAGATGCTACAGATAACGGTTCATTTCAATTCGCTGATAATAGGAAGTCAGTAACAAGAGACATTATAACGAGCATAGATAACTACGTATTCAACGGAGCTTTACCTTTCGCTGACTTCAGAACCTACGACAAGGACGATTACCAGATGGTAGCTATTGGAGCGCAAACGGATAAGCTACTGTTAACAATGCCACAGGATTTCACAATGACACCAGAACAGGACTTGTGGCTTAATATGATGCAAGATGTAAACGCCAATGCAAATGTTTACTTTGAGAACTCAGACGGAGACATACTCTATAAGGCAACACCTTCAACGGAGCTAATCAATCAGGTAGCGGTAGGGGCAAACAACCATGGCACACTGTTAGTAGATACGGGTTCACTTCCTTTAGTCAAGTCAACTACTGAATGGTATGATGTCTGGTCTACTTCCTTCAACGCTCAACGCTCACTTAAATACAGAATCTATATAGATAGACGTTGTAAAATTAACGATTACGAGATTGTCTTTTTGGATCGTATGGGGTCTATTGGTTCGTTCAGCTTTCAACTTAGAGATAAGCTAACGGGAAAGGTTACAAAAGAGTCGTACAATCAAGACATAGCAGGAAGCGTTGTTTCGAGTGAATGGACTTATAGCAGTGATGAGCAGGGAATGAGAGTAATCAACCCACGGATAAAGGAGACATACGAGTTAAATACTAACTGGATGGATGAGAACGATTCAGACTACTTCACTCAATTAGTAAGCTCCCCTCAGACTTGGATAAAGATTGACGGCAGTTACTACAGTTGTATAGTTGAGACTACGAACTATGAGAAGCAGAGACAGAGAAACCGTAATCTTATTAGAAAGAGTATTAGTGTAAGTCTATCAGTTCAAGACGTTATAAATGGTTAGAATACAATTAGACGGAGATAGAGGTTATCTAAACGTAAAGGAGCAGAGCAACTTTCCTTTAAACTTTGGGGTTGCCGATATTAGAGATGTGTCTAAACGGTCAGGAACATTCTCTAAGACGATCAAACTAATAGGAGACGATAACAACAACACCCTATTAAATAACTACTATGACGTAAACATAGAAGCAGGAACGTTTAATATAAACACCCTAACGAAGTGTAGCGTAATAGAGAACGGTATTCCCATTGTTGAGGATTGCTTTTTACAGTTGGTATCTATTGACAAGGAACAACACTCAGACGGACACGACGAGAAAGTAGAATACAGCGTACTCGTTAAAGATGCACAGGCTGACTTCTTTACTAAGTTGGATAATTCAGAACTAACAGCGTTAGACTTCACAGACCTAAACCACACTTATTCGGCTTCTAATGTCGTTACAAGTTTCACTCATACGGTAACAGATGGCTACGTTTACCCTACTACAATAACCCCGAACAGTTACTACCCGTTAACAGAGTTGCGCCCTGCTATCTATGCTAAGTATTATTGGGATAGAATACACGCACAAGCGGGGTTTAGTTATACGTGGTCAGACATAAGCACAGACAACTTTGATAAGTGTGTAATACCATACAACGGAGAACAGCCACAAGTAGACCATGACAGTTACATAGTAGACTTTAACAAGAATAGTTTTATACCAACGTTAGGGGGTGCTATTACGTCATTCACTGAGACACTAGATGATGAGAACATATTCAACCCTACAACGGGGGTCTATTCAGCACCGTTTTACATATCGGGTTCTCAGGCTATCAACTTTCAAGCAACATTCGATATTGATATTGAATTAGTAAATGCAACAGGATTGGACGCTGACCTTGTTAACCTTTCGGGGGTTGCTGGTTCGCAGTGGATCGTTTACAATGCTGTATTGAGTGTTTATAATGCTGGTCAGTTACAGGGGTCAGTTCCTGCTGTTATTAGTGCTGAGACTTGGAATGAAACAGATAACCCATTGGCTAACGGTACTACTTCAATAGGTAACGCAGTAGCTACGGTAAATATTCCGATTAGCAACGTACAGCCTTCAGATGCTTTGACGTTTGTACTAACGATAGACGAAAACCCCTCACTACCTCCCGCTTGGTTAGAATGGCAAGGTACAGCTTCGGGGCTTCCTGTTACTATAACCTCTCAACTTAATGTTACGTCTATGAGAGTTAGGGGTGTTGTAAGTGCTAACAGTTTAGGCTTTGGGCAGACTATTGAAATGAATCAGTTCATTCCTAAGAAGATCAAACAGAAGGACTTTATTAAGTCTATATGTCTTAGATGGAATCTATTTGTAGAGCCTGACCCCGATAACCCTAACAAACTAATCTATAAGAGTAGAGATGCTTTCTATGACGGTGGGGCTGAAAAGGATTGGACTTATAAACTAGCAAAGGAACGTACTCATCAATTACTATTTTTACCAGAGCTTACAGCAAAGAAAGTAATACTATCCGACAAAGAAGACGATGATAGTTATAACCAAGTATACATAGAGGCTACGAACGAGATATACGGACAAGTAGAATTTACTTATGATAATGAGTATGTAAAAGGCATAGACAGAAAAGAAACTATCTTCAGCCCTACACCGTTAGCACGTACTCCATTCAATGCAATAGTACCCGCTTATGTTGGTTCTGCTCCTGCTAACAATATTAGAATACTACTACACAACGGAACGGACTCATGCGATGCTTATAACATATTTGATTACGGTACAACAGGACAAACCAACTTGACAAGCTATCCAATAGTAAGCCACTTTGATAATAACCTAAACCCTACATTCGATTTAAATTTCGGGGTGTGTGATTACTACTTTTATGATGACTTGACGCTTACTAATAACAATATGTATAACCTGTTTTGGAGGCGTACCATTAACCAGATAAACACGGGCAAAATGTTTGTTGGTTACTTTGATCTCAACGAGGCAGACATTCAAACGTTAAGCCTATCGGATAAGATACGAATAGACAATAGTTGGTGGCATATCAACAGGGTAATAGACTACAACGCTAACAAGCAACAGTTAACGAAGGTAGAGTTGATGTCGGTAGATACTGAAATAGACTTCGCACCTTTCCAAACTAAAGACCCTAAGATACCAACTCCGACAATAGACCCTTCTACCGATGCCGTAATGAAGTACTACATAAACAACAACGTAAACTACTCTAAAGGCTCAACCCAAATAGAAGGGGTTAATAATGTAGTTGGAGAAGGAACTAAAGCCTATGTGATTGGTGATGACGGAGAGATAACTGATGACGGCTATTGGTATAACGGAGAGAGAATCCACGGAGAGGTAGACAGCGAACTAACCAAGTCAAAGTGTTATAATGTTATAAGTGTATCTTCAGACTACACGGCTGATCCTACTTATGACGAAACGATAGTAGCAACAGCAGACAGTATAACAATAACAATACCTAACCCTAGAGATTGGGAGTGTAAGGAGTTAGTAATAAAGAGCAAAGACGTAAAGAATATAGATGTTACAAGTGCTTCCGCTTCAATAGATGGGAACGTAACAGTAACAATAGGTAAGAACGACTCTATCACGGTTAGAAGTGACGGGGCAATATGGTTAATTATATAATTATGGCGTACAAGTTTAATGACGATTACAGATATAAAATAGCACTCGGACAAGTTAACGGGGCTACAACAGTTAACAAGTTCGGATATAACCCTGATGTAGACACTACAACAGACCCCGAAATAATTGCTTTCTTTGGTGGTACGTTTGCTATAATGACTTCAGCCGATACTTTAGACGTTGTTTCAGATGACGCTCAGGATGGAGTAGCAGGGACAGGAGCGTTAACGGTTTTAATTACGGGGATAGACGGAAGTCACAACACAATAACTGAGACTGTAACAATGAACGGAGTATCTGCCGTAACGACTTCGAACAGCTTCTTAGGTGTTAATAGGGTAGTTGTTTTGTCAAGTGGTACAGATGACGCTAACAAAGGAAACATAACTATTGACGATACAGCGGGAACAGTAGGAACACAGGCATACATTCCTGCTGGTCAGTCAGTAACTCAACAATGTTTGTATCATACACCAATAAGCAAAACGCTTTTATTAGATTGGTTATGGGCACACGTTACTAAGTTATCGGGCGGGTCAGCCCCAAAGGTTACAATAGTGGGCACGTCTTACAGTAGGGTAACAGACACTAACTATGAGATATTTAGAACAACGATAGACACAAGCGTAGAGAATACCGAACAATTTACACCTAGTCAGCCTTTTGTGTTAGGTGGTAGAGAGGTTATATACTTCACGGCTGAGACAGACACAAATAATACAGAGGTAGTAATGCGCTTTAGTGGTGTACAAGTAGACTCATAAACAAAAACAAATGGCAACATTCAAAGTAAAATATAGAACCCGTAACAAACTGCAGAGAGCAATCCAACAGGAGATACGAAAACTCGGCTTAGTAGATACTAGAGCTATGATGGATAGTATTAGAATCAGTTCGGTAGCAGGAGACTTGAACCAGATTGAAATAACGGTAAACGCCTTGTATTATTACTTCTTCCTTGATAACGGTACTGATGAGATAGCGCCACAGAATATAACAGCTAAAGCGTTGCGGAGTCCAAAGGGTCAACAGTTCCTAGAGGAAGTCGTACAGGCTTATATGGAGTTCTTGACTGAGGAATATCCTATCTTAGAAGTTGCAAAGCTAAAGATCAACCCTAACGCTACTTTGAACTATCAGTTATTCGGTGATCCTTCTGGAAAGTGGAATGGTACTTTTGAGGAAACGATAAAAATTAATGTTCGTTAGTCTAACTCAGCTTTCATAGATAACATATTAAGCACGTATATTAAAGACTTGTTTAATACTTCATCCATTTTAGTTATATCGTTATTTGCGAGGCTTAGGGTTATAGATTCGTAAGACCATTTATTAAACTTCTCTTCCTCTGCTTTTTCCTTTTCCCATTCTTTGAGGTCTTCCCCTTTGAGGTCTTCAGGTGCTTCGTAGTCTTCACCACTATCAAAAAGATTGCTGTACTTAACATTTATTAAATCGTTTCTGAAGTCAAGGTAAGAAGTAGCAACCCCGTAAACAGATGTAATAGGAAGTGTCTTAAACAACTCAGCCCTTACTTTAGGATCATACTTATAAGGCTCAATTACAACATTGCCCCACTCATCTTCTTTTTGTTGACGGTATAAGATACCACAGATAACAGGAAGGTTCTCAATATAGTCTGAATAGTAATACTCTAAATCTATAAACATTCCCCACGTTATCTTTTTAAAGTTGATTATAGAATACTCTCCTACGTTCTTAGCGTACTTCTTGTGTGGCTCTTTCCGTAACCACCCAAGCCCTGCAATAATGTCTGTAAGCTCATCTATTGACATATCCTCTAACTCTTCGAGGTCATACTCCGAAACAGTTAAGAGGGTGTCTATATATCTATCGGTTAAAGAATCAGAAGGAGTTACACCCAATTGGCGCAACTCCTGAAACTGACTTACTGATATTTCATTCCAGTTACTCGGTATCACTTACTATCTTTTCAGTGTTCTTAGTTATCTGCTCTATAATCTCATTTAAGTAGGGTACTGCTATCTTACAAGGTTGAGACTCGAATAAGGCTTCCTTGTGTTTAAGGTGTGCGTTGGTGTAGTGTTCTGTTCTGCTTAGATCGGTGCGTTTAAATAAAACAGCCATAGCACGTTTAGAAAAGTTCTTAGTGTCAGTTTTCCAAGCCTTTTCAATTAAGCTAAAGTCCTTTGCTCCTATACGCTCCTTTGATTGGTAAGTATAGCCGTCAATCTCTATTGACATTGTTTTTTCATTTGGCATAACTGCAAAGCCCTTGTTAAACTCTGCTACTGTCTCTTCTAGTTCGTCAATTAGCATATCATCAAAAGAGTCTTCAGGCACTCCGAGGTAAACAAACTTACTGATCCATTTCTCCATACTGGATAACTGACTATCTGCTTCAATAGTGTTTAGAGCATCAAACTGTTTTATCGTTAGCTCATCAAATGTGTTAGGTATTTCTACTTCTCCGATTTTCATACTTCTATTTTATTAGATGTTTATTTAAGTTCGTATTTATCTTTGTTAGCTTCGTAGTATTGTTGACCATTTCTACAAGGTGCTAAAGGGGTACTGTTTGTCATTTCTTCTCTAATTTCATCAACAGCCTCAATAACTGCTTCTTTTACTCTTTGGTTTTCCCTTTCCTTTTGTTTGGTTAGGCAATCATTAAGCAAGGTTAATAAAAGACCCTTGTTCACTCTTTCGTTGTGTTGGTCAGAACTATAATACCTTATCAGTTCCTCAATAGGAGATAAATTATCTGTTAACTCTTTGTTGTCCATAGTTAAAAATTTAAAGTTTGAGCGCAATATAACACTATTAAAAATAAAAACCAAATAATAGAGATGGAAGAATTACCTATTTACAATGTTTCAATAGACCCCGAATTACAGAAGGGAGATAACGAACTAGGAATGGACGAGATAGCTTTTACTTCCGACCCCGCTATTTTAATCAAAGGAGTAGCCTTTAAGAACCAAGCTAAAAAGTTATTTGCTGACGAAAAGAAGTACCGTATCACTGCACCCGCTATGATACCGATGGACATTTACAGAAGTGATGAAGATGGTGATTATGAGGTTCGTTTTACTGAGCAAGTAATAGAAGAGCTACACTCTAAGTTTATGGGCAACCTAAAGAACAGCGACATCTTTAATGTTGAGCATAACTCAGAAGACAGAGCACCCGCTTACATACTTGAAGCGTGGATAGTAGACAAACCTTTAGAAGATAAAGCCTATTCAACATTTGGAATAGAAGTACCTAAGGGAACTTTAATGCTAACGGCTCAGATCACAGATAAGAAATTCTATGAAGAGATTGTAGAAGCGGGAGCGTTCGGTTTTAGCATTGAGGCTTTCTTAGCACTACAAGAACCACAGGAACAATTTAAACAACATAAAATGGAGTTACCAAACGGAATCTTTACAGCCGAAGACGGAACGAAGTACAAATTCAACGAAGAAGGAGTATTAGTAAAGTTTGAGGTTGAGGAAGAAAGCGAAGCGGTAGTCTCTGAGGAAGTTACAGAGGTTGCACCAGTAGCCGAGGTAACTATGGAAGACGAAGAGGAAAAGGAATCTGAAGTTGAGGCTATGGATGAGCCAAAAGACGAAGAAGAGGAAATGAACTCGGAATCTAAAGACGAAGAAGAGGAAGTAGAAGTTAAAGCAGAGGTAGACCCTTCTGCGGATGCTGAAGCAGTACTCGCTATCGTACAACCAATCCTTGATGAGATTATCCAAGAGATCGCTAACATTAAAAATGAAATGGGAGAATCAGCAGAAGAAGCACCTGCTGAGGATGCCGAAGTAGAAATGAGTGCTTCACAGAAATTTTCAAACGTACATAAATTCTTAAAAAATGGCTAAAAAGTACAAATTTGATTTGACGGTTGACAGTACGGCTCTACTACAGGCAAACCCTACAGAGTTCTACGCACGTCTTTTCGGGATGGAATCGGCTTCAAGCAATTACCGAGTTCTTCCCAACGTAAAGAACGCAACAAAAATTGCTAATGTTTTATTCGATGAAGTTACTCAGGCAGGAGCTTGTGACTTCAACGCTACTAACTCAACAGTATCAGCTTTGACAGTTGATGTATGTGGTCTTATGATCAACACTTCACTTTGTCAGTATGAGCTTGAATCTGCTTGGTTGGCTGACTCAATGACACCAGGGTCTAACTCTGACATCACAGGAGGTATCGCAAACTTTATGTCTTACTTCTGGGAGCAGTTCGCTAACAAAGCGCACGAAGAATTAGCAGTTCTAATGTGGCAAGGTGATACAGCAGGAGCTACTTCAACTTATCTTGATGACTGTGATGGATGGTTAAAGCGTCTTTGTGGATTGTCTCCAATTAGAGCAACACAAACGACTGTAACTACTGGAAATGTTATCGCTGAGATGGGTGAGTGTTTACAACTTCTTCCAAATGAAGTGCCACGTTCACAAGTACAATTCAAAGTGTCTCAGAACATCGCAGACGTTTATAGAATTGCTACGGCTTCAACGAACACAATTGCAAACGTTACAGAAGAGTTAGCACTTACTTACTTAGGTATTCCTATCGTAGTTGAGTACGGACTTCCTGATAACACTATGCTATTGTCAGATAAGAACAACTTCATCCTTACTACAGATTTAGAAGGTGACATTGATTCTCTTCAGATTGTTGACTTCTCTAAAACTACACTTGATAGAAGAGTTGGAGCAAGAGCAGACTACAAGGTAGGTTTCTACATTACAAACGATACACAAATAGTATTTTACGGAGACTGTACTGCATCGTAAATAAATTAACAACCTAGAGGGGGTGAGATTCCCCCTTTAACTTAAAACTAAATAAAATGGCTTGTACTACATTAGAAGACATAATTAAAGGTTGTGATAATAACATAGGTGGTATTACTGCAATCTATGTTAACGATATGGATAATATTACTTCGACTACTGAAGACGATGCAACGTGGACTGTAACAGCTCAAGCGGTTACTACTCGTTACCAGACTTTTCAGTTTAGAAGAAACGTAGGAAACTATACAGAAGATTCAGCTATCGACCTTGCGAACGGATCGAGCTTTGTTACTGCTACTATTAACCTTATGTTGCATAGACGTGAGGCTTCAGTTTCAAGAGCGTTGAAGATCACAGGAGAAGGGCAGAGAGATTTGGCTATCATCGTTTTAGATGCTAACGGTAAGTATTGGTACTTCCCATATTCTCAGTTGACGGCTACGGGTGAAGGGTCAGGTACTGCAAAAGCAGACGGCTCTAAATACTCTGTAACTTACACAGCAGAGAATGAGTTTCTAGCTAAAGAGGTTGATTCTTCAATCATATCTGGACTATTAGAACCGATTTCATAACGATAGTTATAATAGACTAACAACTTTTAAAAGAAAGGAGAAAAAGAACCCTGCTCTAACGAGTGGGGTTTTTCTTTAAAACTAAATTGGACTTTTACCAAATAATAGAGTAAACCAAAATTATTATTACTTCGTAATGATATACATAACCAAAGGAGCAACAGAGACAGTAGTATTAACACTAACAGAAAAGGTTACTATAACTGACCCTGTTTTTTTGTTTAAGTTCACATGGGAAACTGACGTAACAGACGTTGACCCTTTATATTGGATAGGTACAGACTCAAGCTCTTATACTTATCGCTATAACAAATTCACGTTAATAGAAGGAACAGACGTAACGTTTAGACTCGGACAATATGTATATGAGGTTTACGAAGCACCAACAGGAAGCACACCAACAGACGAAACAGGCTTAGACCTTTTAGAAGAGGGTATATGTTTAGTTAGTGGCACAGGCTCAACAGTATATGACTAAAAAAAATGGGAGTACTAGGAAAACAAATTTTTAACAACAAAGTAGAAGCGGTAAACTTAGACACGGGAGCAAATCAATATCAAGCGTTCTCGACACCGTTTCAAAAGACACCACAGGGGAACTTATCACTCCCTTTAATTTGGGATAGATACACTTCACGTAATTACATTTACTTTGGAGAAGATAACCTTTATCCTCAGTACTTAAACCAAGTCTATTATAGTTCACCCCTTCACGGTGCTATCGTTGATTTTAAAACACAGGCAAGTGTTGGGGGTGGTTATGAAGTGGATGATTCAAAATTATCGGTTAAGGACAAGGTAGATTACTATACTTTCACTAAGCGTTTACAACTAAACAAACTTGTTCCGAGTTTAACAAAGGAATATATCTTACATAATAGAGTTTACTTCCTTATACACCTAAAAGCTGGCAAGTGTGTTAAGATGGAAAGAGTCTACAGCGACAAAGTAAGAAAGAACATTGACGGCTCTATTTATTCGGTTGCTTATGATTGGAAAGATCAACAAGGAATAAAAGAATACAAGCCTTACACTAAGAAATGTAAGGACGGTGTATATATGTTAGAGTTTGCTGAACAGTCAGTAGGACAAGACATTTATCCACTCCCTCAATATACGAGTGCTTTAAACTTTGCTTTCCTTTCTGGTGAGCTTTCCTACTTAGCTAAGTCTAATATTCAAAATAGTGTATTCCCTTCTTTCGCTTTGAAGTTTCCTAAGAAGCCACAGAACGATGAAGAGATGCAATCTATTAAAGATACGGTAAACAAAATGAAGGGAGCAGAGAACGCAGGGAAAGCCGTTGCGTTTTTCGCTAACAACAAAGAACAGTTACCAGAACTTGACGCAATACCAGTAAACCAAAACGATTCTTTATTTAAGGAAGCCTCAGAGCTTATCACAGAACAGATTTGTTTCAGCCATACAATAGACCCTATACTGTTAGGAGTTCGTACAACAGGGAGCTTAGGAAACGGGAGCGACATTAAACAAGCCTACGTTATCTTTGAGAAAAATGTTATTATGGGTCTTCGTCAACGAATAGAGGATATTATAAACACCCTTTTCGATATTGCGGGAATTAACGCAACGATGGAAGTAAAGAACTATCAGATAATTGAAGAGGTTATAACAGAGGTAGAAGAAAACGAAGTAGTAAACAAACTCAATGCGCTACCTGATGATATTAGGGCTGTTGTTATGGCAAATATGAGTCCAGAGCAAATACTAGAACTTGCAGGACTTAAACCAACAGACAGCGGAACAGCAGAACCTAACGTTAAACCCGCAACCCCTAACGATCCAGAAACGCAGTTGAATGATAATCTTAAAGGGCTTTCAGCTAAAGACAATATGGATATTGTTAGGATTGTTAGAGACTTCAACAAAGGGAAACTAAACGAAGCGTTAGCGCGTACTCGACTGATGGCTTACGGTTTTGACCTTACGACTATAAAAGAAATATTAGAACTTTAAAATAAAGCTATGAGTGTATATTTTGTAACAGAGAACTACTTAAAGAATAACACACCTATCACTAAGAACGTAGATGTTAACGATGTTATGCCTTATGTTGCCACTCAAAGTGATATGAGAATACAAGCAATATTAGGAACTTATTTCTATGAGTACTTACTTGCAAAGTATAACGCTCAGACATTAACAGCAGACGAAACCGACCTAGTAGAAAAGATACAGCCTTGTATAGCTTGGTACAGTGCTACAGATGCTGTCTTCGGTTTATCATACCAACTAAAAAACAAAGGGGTACAAGTTCAGTTCGGAGACTACAGCACAAATGTAAGTCAATCTGAAATAGCTTTTAATATGGATCACTACCAACAGAAAGCACACTTCTACGAAAAGAGGTTGACAAATTGGCTACTTGATAACAAAGATTTATTTGCAGAGTTCACAAGCACAGATAACAAAGACAGCGACTTAAAACCCGCAGATGACTGTGATGACCTAGACAACTACAACAACACAATGTTAGTTATATAATGGCAGTAATTCCATTAACTATATCGGGAATAAAAGAAGCCCAACAGCAACTCGAAGATTTAGGGAAGGAGTTTGAGAAGTTCAAAAAAGACCCTATTAAATCTAAGAAGTTAGCGAAGGAGTTTAACGACCTTTCTAAAGACATAGACAAGGCAACGGAGTCATTTGATGAAATGAACCGAAGCGGGAAACATCTTACAGCTACATTCGAAGAAATCTATGGTGAAGGTATTCAGCCTATGACTACTCAAATCGGGGAGCTCGAAGACAGATTGTATCAGATGAGTCTAGCGGGTGAGAGCAACACCGAGGAGTTCAAGAAAATGTCCGAACAAGTGGTGAAGCTAAAAACCACTATCCGAGAGACTGACAAGCAAATAGACTTGATGACTGAAAGCAAAGGTCTTGCCGTGTTTGGTGAGGGGTTCAGTCAGATAGGTGCTTCACTTCTTAGGTTAGACTTCACGACTGCGGGAAAGGATGCCGAAGCGTTAAATAATGCAGTGGGCAACCTTGGAAAAATAGGTAAACAGGCTTTCACTGGATTAGCTAAAACAGTCGGGCAACTATCAAAAGCATTTATTAAAATGGGTCTTGCTTTACTTGCAAACCCTATATTTTTAATTGGTGCTGTAATTGTAGGGGTCGTTGTAGCTATAGGGAAACTACTTGACTCTTTGGGGTTTCTTCAACCTATACTTGATGGAGTAGCTTATGCGTTCGGAGTTATCAAAGACGCTATTAATGCTGTGGTGCAATCCCTGAAGGACTTCTTAGACTGGATAGGCTTAACTTCGTTTGCTGTTCAGGATGCAGCAGCAAAGGAGCAAGAGGCTTACGAGAGGGCAGCAGCAGCAGCAGAGAACAAACAGAAAAGAGTTACTAAGGCTTACGATCAAGAAATAAGATTAGCTAACATAGCGGGGGAAGATACAACGAAACTAGAACTTCGCAAACAGTATGCAATTATAAACACTGCTAAAGCTCGAAGGGATGCTTTGGCGGGTCAGATAGAAGCTAACAAGAAAAGTAAGAAACTTTCAGAGGAAGAAGTACAGACCTTAAAAGACCAATTAAAAGAGACCAAACAACTTATTGGGGATAGTGTTTTTGAGGTTAAAGCAATCAAAGCACAGCAAAAAGCAGACAACGACAAAGCTAACGATGAAGAGAGAGCCACAAATAAGGCTAACTACGAAAAGATGTTAGCTGATAGAATACAATTTGAAAAGGATAGATTAGACGCTCAACGCAGAATTAAAGACTTAGAATTAGACCTACTTGACGAAGGTATAGAAAAGGACTTAGAAAAGAGTGCAGAGGAATACAAACGTAAGCTAGAAGACTTAGAGGCTAACGAGAAACTAACAAGTGAAGAGAAGATAAGAATTAAGGCTTTGCTATTAGAGCAGGAGTTTGAGGCTGAGAAGGATATTAGGCTTAAATACGCTGAAGATTTAGACAAGGCACTAAGGGATGCCGAGAAAGCAAGAGAAGAAGAGAGACAGAAGGAAGAAAAAGAAAGACGAGAAGCACAACTAGCGGCACAGGAAGCGTTTAATAAGGCAACCGAAGAACAGACCGCTAAACGCTTAAAGATTGAAGAAGACTACAACGATGCAAAAGAGAACCTTGACGAAGTGTTACTAAGTTCTTTTCAGGGAATGGTGGCGGGTCTTGAGGCGGCAGGTGTTCAGTCTGCGGGGCTTCAAAAGACATTAGCTCTTGTTGAGATTGCGGCTAACACTGCGAAAGCGTTATCAACCGTTATTGCGG